CATTCATGTGTTCGTCAAATTCTTTTGCATCAGACTCGCCAAGACCTTCGTAATTTATCTCAAATAGTCTCTTTTTAACAAACGGTACGACTATTTTTCTTATGCCTTCTATTATTTCCTTTGTCATGCTCCCACCTCTCCCTCGTAAGTATTAACCACTGCAACAATAACATCAGGCTCAACAGCATAAAAATGTTCAATCTCAGCTTTACAATATCTCTCATTCAAATAATATTCTGCGACCATATCGCTTCGTAAAACGCAAGCCAATTCACAGTCTCTGTTATCACCATTAAAATACATATCCTCAATCCAGCTATCGGCGTTTTCTTCGTCATCAAAGACATAGATGGTCGGTGGTGGTATTATTCCCGGTCTTGTAAAGAATTTAGCTTTAAATTCACTTAATGTCATTCCGTCACCTCACCAATGATTTTATTAATCCATTCATTCCGATATTCTTCTTTTAGCTTAAAACAATCGTCTCTTTCAAATCCCGGGCACTCGTTAGCATATCCGTCTAATCCGTGGTCACAGTCATACTCACAAAGTCCGCATACGCTATCGTCAACATTCTTTTCACGAATATCGGAAAATATCATTTCGAGTTCGTTTAAAACTTCGTCCATGTTTGCTTTAATTGATTCTTTAGTTATCCAATGTCCTGTTTCTGGCTCTTGCTCTAGTGCTTTGATTGCCAGATAAATTGCGTCAAGTTCATCTTTGGTTAATCTCTCACATTCATCATACGGGTCTGAATGGTCTTGTGAATAATATTGACCGATTGTATCCAAATGTTCTACGACTTCTTCTCTTGTCATACTCTCGCCACCTCTTTAATCTTTTCCAAGATTTCCCATGCTTCTAGATCGTAATCATCAACTATATTTTCTATCTTCTGGTATTTACGTAACCACTCAGCAAGTTGTTTAAATTCCATGCAGCCTTGTAAATTTCCGTGAGTACGCTCATACTCGGCATTATCGGTATATCTTTTAATTGATTCATCCAGTGTCATGGCTTCACCTCTTTTTGTCCTGTTGCTTTAACCGCCATATCTAAAAACTCTTCGTATTCTTCTCTTGTAAATCCCCAAAACTCCGCCCAATCATCTATATCGGCTGTATTACATTCTATTTTGTCTGTAATTCCCTTTACTATTTTTTCTGCTATTTTCTTTGTCATTCCGTCACCTCAATTTCTGACTTGTACTTATCAATGAACAAAATCGCATTGTGATAAGCATGAATACTTCCCGTACATTGTTCAGCCTTAACAGCATCTTTTTCTTCATAGCGAAATACAGAACGGGCAAAATTTTCCTTTTCAATTTCCTGTTCTATCTCGGCTCTTATCTTGCCAAGCACACAATCACAACTTATAGCATCTTCGCAAGACTCTAGTTCCAAAGTATCTATCCCATCAATAAGTCCAGAATAAACATCGTAGGATATTTCATCTTGTGAGCGTAAAAATTCCACATAATCTCTTAATTCTTCTCTTGTCATGTTTTCTCGCTTTCCTGTGGTTCAAAGCTTGCGCAACTTCTGTGCAACTTCTGTGCAACTTTCCTTGATTTGACAATAATCTTTTTCCTTTTCCCTTTGCCATATTTCAGCTTCGCACTGGGATGTACCTCTTACGCATGGTGTGATATCGCACATAGGGCAGCAGATCCAATACTTTTTCATAGCAAGGTCTCTCTTTAAATCTTCAAACGTCATGCTTCCTCCTGAAACTTAAAATACTGTTGTGCTGATTTTTCGGAATATGTATAGTATTCGCAAAACATAATATTCCGTGCCTTCCACAGCTCCCCATTCCTGTCTGCCAGTCCTTATATCTACGCAGCACAATGCTGTGAAGGACGGCGAATTCTTTGAATATCCGTTTCTGAACAATACAGTCCCCTCATATAGTGTCGGAAGTCCGTATTGGTCAAGGAAGCCCTCATGGTACAGCCTTGTTCGGTAATATGGTTTTAAATCCCGATATTCTTCTTTCTTTTCGCCTGAAAGAATCATGTCATACCATTTCTTTTTGATCGGCAATACCATTCTCTGTTACCTCCAGAAGATCTCTTACCATAAATAGTTTGTTCGCCGCTTCGTGGAGCATTTCGTCTGTCGTTCCATTTCCGACCTCGATCAATGTGTCCAGAACATCTTCAATTAAACCCAACACCTCTTTCATGATTGTGTCTCCGGCATTTGTGTCGGAAACATCAAGTTCGCCTTCTCCACAAGCTAAGATTTTTGGCTGTGCGGATGGAACATCCTCACAAGACTCTTGCTCTAGTGCTTTAGTGGCTAAATCCAATATTTCATTCATGTCCTCCGAGAATTGTTCCGCATCAATTTCGCCCATGTTTTCGTAATTTATTCGCCTTAAATCATAAGCCATATACGGCACTATTATCGCCCTGATGTTTTCGATCAATTCCTTTGTCATGCTTTCACCTCGCAAATTTGCAAACCTAGTTTTTCAAGTTCTTCAAGAGAATAATTCAATTGATAGATACTGTAGGGTGTGGCTGCTGCGAGTATCGCGACAGTTTCATTTCTTGACAGAATCTTGATATTTGGCTGTTTGAATCGTTTTATGGCTTCGTCTAAAGCAGTATTTCTCTTTAGCTGTGTGACTGCCGCTTCTGGTATTCGGATTTTCACTTTCATATCATCCAGCACTTCTATGATTTCTTTGTTTGTCATCGTTACCAAATCCCCCTATTTGCATGCTGCTTGAACTCTTCATCGTAAAAGCTATAACTGCTTGTCATCGAAATGAGCTTCATGAGGTTCCCGTGGCTCTTCTGATCCGAAGGATCTATATTACTTGCTAAGTAACCGCACTTACCAAGAAGAGCTTTAAGCCTTTCAAATTCTTCCCGGTATTCCTCAACCTCCCTCATGGCCTTTGAAGGATCTCCGAAGTGTTCTAGGATGTCCAGTTCCTTCTCACGTTTATCTATTGCCTTCTGGTAGCAATCCCAGGGCCTATCTGCATATTCCCTTTTGTATTGTCTTATCTCAACCTTCAACTTCTCGATACGCTTTTGAACAGATTTTTTGGTACTTTCATTGAGCTTATCTAACCATTCCATAATTTACCTCTCACAATCTATGCCTAATTCTTTCTCTATCTGGCCGACTTCTGAATCGAGCCAATTGATACGGCATTTAGTACAGCCATATTTATCATCATGGCAGTAGGGGAAGCATCGTTTTCTCCAGACAGTGTATGCAGCTTCGCCTCGCTGCATACACATGTACTCGGTTTCCTCAAATACTAATTTCACAAAATCTTTGCTGTCCAAAGTTCTTATGTATTCAAGGTTTGTCATTTCTATACCTCACAGATTGCCTATTTCATTTTTTCTTTTTTCCAACTATCTTTCTTGACTTGCGAGATCCGACCATGCGGCCTTTTACGTGACCGAAGATGAATCCGACAAATGGATCCTTTTTCGGTACCGGAGGTTTCATTTTTTGAATCGGATCATTGATCACAGGATGAACAGGGATTCCGCAATCAGCTTCTTCGTAATTCCAGAAGAATGATTCACCCTCAGGCAATACCTCATAGCTGTCGCTGTCACCAACTCCGAAATCAACATGAAAGCAGTGCATTCCTTTTACATCCTTCTTGTAATTGAATATGTCTGATTCAATCTTGCCGACCATATCCCTTACGCAGTACGGGCAGACAATTCCGAATGGAACAGGAGTGTGACCTCCGAACTCCTTATCATAAGGTGCATCTTCAAGCCCTCGCTCCAGATACATCTTGAATCTCTTTTTACAATCCTGACATTCATAGATCATGTATCCGTGAACTAAGTGAACAGATTCCTTCATGGCATCCCGGACATTTGCCCTCATATGTGTATAAACAGCCTCGATAGTCTGTTCTGTATTGCGCTGCTTGTCATACTCTGGAATGAAGTCTTTCATAGCTTTCCTCCAGCTTCTTTAAAAACTCTATTGTTCCGTTAATTGTTACGACATTAAGATCAAGATGCATGTCTTCAGGTGCCATCCCACATTCATCGTGACTATCCAGTTTTCCTTCTGATGTCAGCATGTACCATATTTTCACATTTTCATCGTAATTGATCACCACGCAATACTTGCCAAAGCATCTGACGATGTCACCCTTACGGAACTTTCCGGTAGGACGGCCTTCTTTGCACCAGTTCTCATAATCCTTAACAACATCCTCAAAAGGCATTTTGAAGATAGAGTCATACGTTATATCATCACTCAGATGAAAACAGGCTCTAATTGCATCTGGTCCCATTGATAAGATTTCTTTCATGAAAGCCCATGTGTTTTTATCCATAACCCTTATATCAACCGTCATTTTATTTACCTCTCATTTCAGCATATTTTCTGTCACCGTCTTCAGCTTCATAATCCTCGGCAGTGAACAGCCGTCTTAATTTGACTTCATTACCGTATTTCTCATACATGGCATCTTTTACGCAGTCCTCACAACAGAAGGTTTTTCCATCCCATTCAAGAGCACAATCACCTGCGTAAACTGATTCTCCGCACTGATAGCACTCAACCGGTTTATCATCTTCAAATTTAGGCATTTTATACTCCTTTCATGACGGACAGGACAGTGCCTGTCCGCCTTACAAACAATTAATCGAGTATGGTTTCGTCATCCTCACTTACACAATCATCCGTCTTGCCTATAGCTGTTTTCTGCAGCTCATATAACTGTGACTTCAAATCTGTGTTCTCAAGTTTGAGCTCGTTCAATTTCTCGTTGAGCTTCTTGATCTCGTCCTCACGCTTGTACTTATCCTTATTTGCTTCATCAACCTTTGCAGATGTATTAGCTGCTGTTGATACCAGCTCACGATACTCATTGAGTGTGATTGTTACTGTAAGCTCCGCAGGAGCAACATAATTGTTTACATCTGATGTCTTATATCCACCGTTCTTTAATTCAAAAACCTCATTCTCTAATGTCTTTTCCATATTATTTTCTTACCTTTCTGTATTTTTTCGCTTTTGGACATGTGGCAAAGTGGGAGATATATCCAACCTTTGGATCTCCGGCTCCGCTGAACTCTGCAGAAACAACTTCACCCTCTGGTGTAACCACTTTTTCCTTGCCTCCAGGTGTAGGCCAGTAATTGATTAACTTGGCATTACACGGCATCATCTTTCCTTTTGGTGTAGGTACAAAAACTATCAGTGCGCCACAGGCTCTACATGTGTTCATTTTTGCTTTCATTATTCGTCCTCGTTTTCTTTCTCTTCGATACCTGGCAGTATCGGAGCATCGTCGTTGATATGTTCAAAATATGTTCCGTCAATGATGGCTCTTTCTTCCTCCGGCACGTCATAGCCGATGCTCTCAAGGAAATCTACCAAAGCCTCATGCTTATCTTTGAACCATCCTGAATTCGGTATGATTTTGTATAGTGTGTATTTGTTTGAATATTTGTAGCGAATGTACTTTGTGGAGTAGTCCTTGGATGTCGTTGATGTATCCTCAAACATGGATATGATCTCGGTGAGCATCAGCTTCATTGGCTCGTTGATGATATTGCCGATGATTTCTCGTTTTTCATCAGCACTGCATGAATACGGTGCTTTCTCGATTTCATAAGCCTTTTGGATAAAATCTGTAGTGTGATATAAGCTGCTCATTGCCAGCCCTGCAAAATAACCACTGCATGCCTTTACAAAGAACTCAATCAATGTGTCTCTGTATTCACGCTTTCTCAGTGTGTACTCGGAAAGACCTTTCCAGAACTCTGTACGAAGCTCCTTATGTCTAGCACAGGTCTCATCAAGTTCCTTTGTCTTTGCCTTGTACCATTCCTCGTACTGAGCGACTATTTCAGGCTTCTTGTCTTTTTTCTGTTTCTGTGCTTTGGCATAGATTGTGATGTCATAGCTTGAGTCATAATAGTAATAGGTTCTGCTTGTATCCTCAGGTGCCTTGATTTCTTCGTCTTTGGAATATGTATACCTTTGCACCTGGTCATATTCGCTTCCCCAGCGTTTTGACTCCTCGCTCTTAGGCATTTTCTTGGCGAATTCCTCGATAAGAGGTATTATTTTGGCTTTAATTTTGGCTTTTTCCTGCTTATTGAGTTCAATCTGTAGATTATTCTTAAAGTTTGATGTTCCGATTGACTCAAGAAGTTCATTCCTTACCTCCGGATCATCCACCTTATAAAGTTCCATGTAATCGAAGAGTGTACCGCCTCGGTTATCAGCTTCTATAAGTTTCTGCCGGTCCAGTTTCTTCAGCTTTAATCGCCTATCAATAGTGGTCTTGGAAAAACCCGTCTTTTCTGCGATTTCTTCCTTGGTCTCGCCAAGGTCGAGCATCATCTGAAAACTGTCGGCCTGTTCAATGATTGTGAGGTCTGACCTCTGCATATTCTCGATGACCATTGTTCTGAACTGCTCTGTGTCGGTCATGTCTGCAACCACACATGGTACAGTTTCAAGTCCAGCAAGCTTCGCCGCTTCAAGTCTGCGGTGTCCTATGATTACCGTATATGTTGGGTTTTCCTCATCCCATTTACCTGTGATTTCTCCGTACTTCTTAACAACTGTAAGGTTCTGCAGTATTCCGTTTTCCTTTATGGATGCTGCAAGCTCTGTGAGATCTCCCAGGTCTTTCCTTGGGTTGTCCGGATGTGGCCATATCTTGGTCACCGGAATCATCTGAATGTTTTCCATAAATTAGCTCCTTTCATGTGAAATCATTTAGATATCCATCTCTATCTGACCGTATGGGTCTGACTGTACAATGAACGGACTGCCATTCTCTGACGTGATCTGAATGTCAGCGCCTCCGGCTATACCGCTCACATCTGCCTTTTCTGTGTAATTGAATGTAAGCTTGTAATCTATGATAGGGATGTACGTATCCACATTTGGTGTATCTTCAGAATCATTCTCTGTGATCTTCAGCTTCATGGTGAGCTGGAGCTTTCCATCCTCGATACCCTTGCTTGTAAGTGTACGTACTCCCTGGTTGAGCATTTCATCCAGCTTCTGAGTCATTTCCTCAAACAGCTTTCCCTTAATGCTTAATGCCTCCGGTTGTAATTTATTCTTGGCCATAACTAAACCTCCTGTACATTTATGTGATAGAAATACAACATCATTTTTCTTTTCATTACGAATTTGGCATAACCTGCAGACTGAGGATCACGATAACCCTTGACATCCTCGACCACATCCTGGCCATCCTTCGTATAAACAAAATCAGCAATATACTTGATCGCACGTTCCACGATCTTTCCGTCCTCGCCTCGCTGGTTAGGTATCAGTTCAAAGGGCACCTGCCGACGAAGATCTGTAATCTTGCCTCGTTTCTGCATAACCCTCAGTTCTTCCCAACGGTCACGCTCTTTCTTGGAGTCGAACATTATGCCATCTGTACTTTTGCATTTAGTCGCTCCGTATTTGCTTTTTCTTTTAAATCCCATACTCACCTCAGATAAAATTCTTTCCGTATCTTTTGCGGAACTGCTGCCGAGCATCCTCGACATTGCTTGCTTTACCGTCTCCCAAGAGATTTCTTTCGTATGCGAGCTCGCCTATAATCTCGCAGAGAGCATCAACTGTATGATTTACATGGGCGGCAACATCTGAATACTGGTGATGATAAGGGCAGAGCGGAAGTATAAGTCCGTCCTCATCGGCTTTCTGTCTGTTCTGACCATGCAATACATGGTGCCATGCTGCAGGCTTTCCACAAACAGCACATGTATCCATGTATGCTGTTATTCTTGGCGTTTTTTTAGACATCTCCATTCCTTTCTAGCTTTTTCATTAATGCATCATATTTTGCCTTGGCCTTTGCCGGCATCTCGCTACTTGTCTTTGGTTCTTCCTTTGGTTCAGGCTTTGGTAGCTCCACAGGTCTGTTACTTTCAATGAGTTGTGCAGCCTTTTGCTGTTGTAGCCTCAGTATTGCCTCCGGCGTCCTTGCCTCTAACTTCATGCGTTCGACCGTAGTGTTATATACTCGTCTGAAATGCGACTCCTCGACATTGGCATTGAACTCGCCTTGTACGTTGTTATCCCATTTCAGATTTTCCGGAGATCCTATTGCTTTCTGCATCTCTGGGGGAAGCTTGTCGAATTCTTCCTTTGCGTGGTAGTTGCCATTGGCTATGGCTTTTCGCCACAGCGCAACAGCTTCACCCTCTGGGAGATAACTTTCACCTGCTGATAATGGAATTACTGCATTCCTTAACATGCCAACAGTTGGAAAGTAGTTGAGTTTGCCGGAAGACTCCAAAGCGACTAAAGCATTCATGGCTAAATTGAAATCAATATCCTTTAACACATAGAACCAAGCGCCTACTGTGTAATCTATCTGTGCTAGGTCTTTAAATGTGTTAGGGTGATATGCTGCGGCTGTTGTTACAAGCTTTCCGCATTCATCTCTAGTCATTTCACATACCTCCGTACATTTGAGCCGCCTGTTCCAGCATCTCGCTTTGAGTCTGTCTGCCATATCCTTTGTTCCGTTTCTCTGAAAGCTTGCTCCAGATCACCCCTTGCCATCCGTTACCGGCACATTCTTCCATGAGTGCACATACTGCCGGCTCTCCAAACTCTGCAATTTTCTTTTGTGTCTGTGACAGAAAAGCTTTCATTCCGGATTCTTTATAAGTAAAATTGCTTTCGCCTTTATATGTGAGCCACTGTTCAATCTGTCCTGATGCCACATCAGAGAACACGTAATTAGCTTTTAATGCCTCAAACATCTGCAGATTAATGTCTGCTTTGCTCTTTTTTGGCTTTTTTTCTTTCTTCTTTTTATTAACAGAAACAGTATCAGTAACAGTATCAGTAACAGTATCAGTATCAGTAACAGTATCAGTAACAGTAGAAATCGATACCCCTTGCATACCCCTTGTATGCCCCTTGCATTGGGTATCTTTTCCACCCCCTAAAGCAAGGTTTTGAATGTACTCTCTAAACTCCACTGTCTTTATAGATTCAGCACTGTTATATATGCCTATCAGAGTCTTTTCCGAGTCTGCCCAGTTGTATTTATGCCAATTAAGAAGTAATACTTCTTTGTTCTCTGCGTTATATCTGATCACCTTATGGACGTTTTCCATTCGGTTCAGTAGCTTCCTGCATGTCTCGTAGTTGTAACCAGTCTCACGAAACATCTGATTGTCACTTATTCCGTAACATCCACAGATGTTTACGTGAGGGTTGGTTAAAAGATAGAGATAGAAGTATTTATCCTCTGGCGAAAAGTCATCGTCGATTTTCTGATCAGTCCAAAACGAGATATATATCTGTCTGTAAACTGCCATATCAATACCTCTCTATTAGTGATTAGTTAAACGGAAGTCCTTCGTCCTCCACATTGTCCGGTATCTTCATGAAACCATCAGCATCAGCGCCATATCCGAACATTGACTGCTGCTGTGGGTTAGCATATCCATTCCGCTGAGTGTTCTGATAACCGCCCTGAACGTTCTGATAGCCTCCCTGTGGGGCTCCGTTATACTGTCCAGTCTGTTGATAGCCTCCGTTCTGATAATTGCCCTGAGAGCCATTCTGTGCGCTTTTGCTTTCACCAAAATTGACCTCGTCACAGATGCAATCATTTGTGTATACCTTGTTGCCGTTGTTATCGTTGTAGCTTCCTGTCTGCCATCTGCCACATACCTCAAGCTTTATGCCTTTGTGGCAATACTGACCCATCCATTCAGCACGCTTTCCAAAAACAACAATTCTGATAAAATCGGCTTCACTGTTTCCATTAGCGTCTTTGCGGTTACGGTCAACAGCCAAGGTGGCGTGTACGACAGCCATTGAGTTCTGCCCCTGGGTGTATCTGACCTCCGGATCTGCGGTGAGTCGACCTGTGAGTATGACCTTATTCATCGTCCTCTGTGTCCTTTCTCTCTACCTTGTAGAGTTTCATGAGAAGCTTGCCGAGATCGTCGGCGTTCCATGACTCATAAGTATTGATAAGTCTGATAATTACCTCGTAATCTGCCTTGATTTTGAGCAGATGTATCAGCTCCTCTGTCTGTATAGCTGTGCGATTATCAATAACAACCTTAGTTTCATCATCCATATTGTTGCCTCCATTCGTTTTTCATGCGGTCCAACTCCTGCGGTGTGAGTGTTTCGATGCCTAACTCCTTGGCCTCGTAAACAGCGCCATCAATAAGCCGAGCCATTTCCTTTGTATCCATTTCATGCGTCTCCTTGTACAGGAGATAACAGCAATACCGCTTTCCGTTCATTACCTTTGTGTCGTACTGACGGTTATATTTGTATATGCGGTCAACGTTTACCTTTTCAGGTAACATGACGCCGATTATCTGACCATCCTCATCACGTGCCAGTGCGCCATATTCAACAACTAACCGCTTCTTTATTTCCTCATCGCTCGATTTCTGTACCTTTGCGATTTTGTTAATCAATACATGGAAATAAGCATTAGCATTCCTGGAACGCTTTTCCCTATGTTTCTTGATTGTGATATCGCATAAGCTTTCTTTGAGTGCTCGGAAATCATCTTGAAAATCTCCAGTCAGCTCGACAGTAAGTCTCTGCCTACCATCGAGGCTGAGTGCGAGATCTATGAGAGTTCCTTGCATCAGAGTGCAAGCCACTTCGTCTTGTATGTATCCATAAGGCCTACACTGTTCAGCCAGTCGAGAAAATCTGTAATGATCGGAATGATGCTCTTTGTTTCATCACGTCTGTAAGTCTCGCTCCAGACATCATTACCGTTACTGATGAGGTAGCTGAACTGATATGCCGTAGGTACCAACTCCAAGTACATCATGTGCTGTGTGCTGTCTATGTACTTGCCCCGGTCATAGCTTTTTGAAAACTTAATGTCGTATATGCTGCCGGCCTTCAATGCATCCAAGCGACCATACAGGAAGATGTCCATTCCTCTGATCTGTACGGTCTTGTAGCATCCAAGCTGTAACTGACCGCCTCCGACAATATCCGCAATCTTTTTAGCTGATGGGTACCAAACATGGTCTGTGATATCCATTGGCATCATTCCCAGTTCTGGGTATTTAGGGTCTACCGGAATCATTCCGTATGCAGTCTCACCCTCTGTAATTGCGGTAACAAGGTTCTCAAAATCAATGCCGTTCTGCATTGCATCTGTAGTCTCAGTTGGTTCTCTGTTAAGTACCTGCTTAAATTCTGCAAGTGGGTCTTCCGGTTCTGTCTCAGCATCACCGTATGGATTGTCACGCATTGCATATAACCAACTGGAGAGGAGAGAATGTGTAACCATCCATCTATCCATTACTTAGCCTCCTTGACCTCATATAACTTAGTCTGACGGTTATACTTGAGGTTGAGTTCTGCGGTCTTTTTCTTCCAAAGAGCCTCAAGCTCCTTTTTACTTGTGAGTGAATGCTGAATGTTTCCGAGTGGCTCAATGGCCGCATTCAGAGTATCTGCATCAACGCAAGTGTCGAGGATTGCTTTACCTTCCTGCATAGCAGCTTCGTAAAGCTCCTTCTGCTCATTGGCTCTTGTGACTTCTTCCTCATTCATGGCGTTGTACTTATTGAACAGTTCCGTTAAGAATGAGTTAGGGTCATTCGGTGTAAGCTCAGGTATCTTGTAAATTCCATGAATTCCTCTTGTACCTTTAGCAAAATATCTCTCGCAGTTTGAGAAACCGATTGTACGGTCATTCCCCATGATCTCCACGAAACCGCCTAAGTCCATTGGCTCCCAGACGTTGTTCTTTGTCTGACCCTCAACCTTGATACGAAGTCTTGTGTTGTCGCCATCTTTTTCCTCGATTGCGTGGAATACGATGATGATGTTCTTTTTAAGAACGTAGAAGCAGTGGTCCATGAGCCTCACGAACTCTCTACCGACAGCTCCGTATCCCTTGAGTGAAAGAGACCCATCACGCTGACCATATTTAGGGTTCTGCTTGATCGCCCACTGACTCATGAGAGTGATGAGCTTTCCACCTGTGTCGAATACAAGGGTCTCAAAACCATCAAGGTCCTTGTTTTCCTCTGACAGATCAGTGAGTATCTCATCGTAAGATGCAGGCTGAATGTATGGCTTGCGGTATCTTGGCTCGACTCTGTCAATACCAAAATCAAGGTCAATGTGAAGTGGTTTAGGTGCGGAAAGAGCGAGTGTTGACTTTCCAATGCCAGGATATCCGGCGATCAACATACGGATTTTCTTTGCGCTAGTGTTAATGTCTTCTGGATTTCTAATCATTGCTTTTCTCCTTAAATGAATTTAATAAAAACATCAGTTGCTATATCCACAACTCCGCTAAGTGCAGCTATTCCTAACGCACTTTGCAAAAGCTCAGTGGCCAATTTGTTCTCACCTACTACGGTGAATGTCGCAGCTACCGTAAGCATCAGAAGTGCTCCTGCAAACCCTCCGCCTACTGCCTGTGATGCTATATGTCGAATTGTTCTCCTCATCATTTGCCCCCTTTATGAAATTCCTACATGGATAATCTCTTGAACTTTCTATGCATTGGCACTGATGCAAGCACTGCTTACACCTCATTTGCTAACTGAACCATTTTCTTAATCTGTGGGAGAAGTTTCTCAAAAGCCTCGTCAGATAATCCGCAGAATGATGGTCCGTCCTCTGTGAGTTCCTCGCCGATAAATAAGATCGTGCCAAGTATTGGGCTTCCATGTAGCTGTGTACCATATAGGTAACTTCCAATAGGGTTGAGTGGTAATTCTTTTGCGAGTCCGTCCTCATCAACCAACATGCTGGCTGTGAGTGAGTCCGGCTTATATGGATCGCAGTGCATTCCTAACTCCGAATAAAGAAGTTCCGGCATTACATGCTCAACTGTGTGGCATCCTATAAGCTCTGCTAGAGCTTTCATTTCTTCTCTGGTATTTCCTTTAGGGAATGTATGTATGCTGACTTGAAGATCAGGTGTGACTTTGATAATGTTCATGTTTGATACCTCATTGACACTTACGAAATGTGCCGATAAAATGAAAATGTGAGTTGGTGTTTGGTAGCACCTCTTACTTAGATGGAAGAGCCTTGGGTGTTGGTAGCGCCTGAGGCTCATTTTTATGTCATGACTAGGACATTTCCTCTACATCTGGGATACGGATAAACTGCTTCGTAGAGTTTGATCATGGTTCTTGCGACATCCTTTAATGTGCATTCACCGTTATTCACGCTTTCAATCATTTCGTTTACCCTTACTTCAACAGAACGAGGTCTGCCGGCTGTTTCAATCTTGACTGTCGTGTAATCGTGTGTTCCCTTTGGAGTGGATATTCCAACGCTTATGTCCGGGTCATCGAACAGCCTTATGATTTCTGTTACCAGATCGAGTTGGTCTCTAATGGTTAAGTCCGTCATGCTGTCTCCTTTCTCTGATTTCAGCTTTCTTTTTCTCTATGGCCTCTCGCCCTCCAGGCTGTGCCATGATGTTCAAAATCATGTTTCTTATGGATAAGCCGAGGTCTCTTTTCGCTTCCTGTGTTATCTCTGTAATTTCTATTTGCATCTTGAACCTCCGAAAGTTCAATATTGAACTTTTTGGGTAAAAAAATATTGAGGAATAGCATCAGAACCAACTTTTAAGACATCAACCGCTCTAAACATTTCATCCTGTGTCCAGTCTATTTTGTTGTTCAATTTAAGGGATATGGTTCTTTCTGACTTCTCCATGGCCTCTGCGAATTTAGCTTGAGTTCCAAAGACCTCTGTTATCTTACCGAGTAATGCTTTGTAATCGTATTCCATCGTGTTCCTCCTTTCCGTTGAACCTTTGTTCAATCTTGAACTGTTGTTATAGTAATCCACATTTTGAACTTTGTCAACGTAAAAGTTCAATTATTTTGAACCACTTTAATATCCATATTCAAAACTTTTGAAATAAAGTTTATAATTCTTGAACAAAAGTTCAAAACGTGATAGAATGCAATAGAAAGGACTACCTATTATGAAAACTACAGCAGACAGACTAAAAGAATTAATGGACCAGAACGGTTGGAAGCAGGTCGACATACTGAATAAAGTGCAGCCTTATTGCAAGAAGTACCATGTGAAGCTTGGCAAGAGCGACTTATCGCAATTTGTTAATGGAAAGGTTAAGCCTGGACAATCAAAGCTTTCTTTATTAGGTGAGGCTTTAAACGTTAGCGAAGCATGGCTTATGGGATTGGATGTTCCACAAAAAAGAAATGCCACCCAAGAGGGCGGCACAAATAACATAGATCCTATTGACCTAGAAATAGCTAATTTAATCACTAGACTTTCTCCTGATAAGAAACAGGAGGCTCTGCACTATTTGCAGTATCTTGTAAAGAACTAAGCACTTCAATCAATCCACACTTTTTCTTCCATGACAAGGTGTGGATGATTTCGGCTAATGCGATGCACTCATCTGAGTATTTATCCATAATTCTGCCGCCTTTCGTATATTTGCTATCGACAGCAAGTATGATTATAACAGTTATTGTAAAAAAATAGTGTACTTTGCAAAATTCTGACGGATTTTGTAAGTAATATACGTTTCGTGTAATTTTTTTAACCATCTAAAGGAGGTCACTATGATTTTAACTACCACTCACACAATACCTGGACAAGAATTTGAGATTATCGGTCCTGTTATGTCATCCGGAGCAATCATGAATGTAGTGATACCGGGCAAAGTAAAAGCCATGAACACATACATGGAGAAGCTGAACAAAGACCTTGTAAAAGCTGTTGAGGAATTAGGCGGTGATGCTGCCATTGGTCTGCAGTATTGGTCTTTCAAGAATGACTTTTATGTTGCAGGTACCGCTGTTAAGTTCAAATAATTGTTAGGAGGTTTGCCGCATGGCAACAAAGAAAAAGAAAATTGAATCAGGTGTAGGCGCCATCTATGCCAGATACTCAAGCCATGCGCAACGTGAGGAGTCCATTGAACAACAGGTTGAAGCTTGTATGGAGAAAGCGAAGGAGCTTGGCATCGAGATCATAAAGACCTACTCTGACAAAGCTATCTCCGGCAAGACTGACAACAGGCCACAGTTTCAGCGTATGCTCAGAGATGCAGAAAAAGGAAAGTTTCAATACCTCATAGCTTGGAAATCTAACCGTCTTGGCCGTAATATGCTTAATGCCATGGTGAACGAGGAACGGCTGAACGATAGCGGAGTCCGTTGTCTGTATGTCGAGGAAGATTTTGACGATACTGCAGCAGGACGTTTTGCTCTGCGCTCCATGATGAATGTAAATCAGTTCTATATTGAGAACATGGCTGAGGACATTCAGCGAGGGCTCAGAGACTCAGCTAAAGAGTGTAAGGTCATCAGCTCCATTCCATTCGGCTACAAGAAAGGCGAGGACAAGAAGTTTGCCATTAATGAGAATGAGGCTCCGATAGTAAAGGAAATCTTCCAGCGTGTGGCCAACGGTGAAATGTTCATAACTATTGCGGATGATCTGAACCGAAGGGCAATACCTACTAGGCGAGGTGGTCCATGGGGCAAGAACTCATTTCAAAACATGCTGCATAATGAAAAATACACCGGACTCTATAAATACCAAGACATTGAAATTCCTGGAGGGATGCCACGTATAGTAAGTGACACATTGTTTAGGACAGTACAGGAGGTGTGTACTACGAAAAAGAACCCATCGAACAATGCAAGAAGACGGACAAATAACGGAATGTATCTGCTGACCGGAAAGTTATTCTGTGGCAAATGCGGAGCTCCAATGACTGGATTAAGTGGCACTGCTAGAAACGGAGCATTAAAGTTCTATTATGTTTGCCAAAACAAGCGCAGAAAGCACACCTGCGACAAGGACAATGTACGACGTGATGTCGTGGAAAAGGCAGTTGCACAAGCTGTGCGAGAATTCATATTAAAGGATGAGAACCTCGATTGGATTGCTGATCTGGCTGTCGAATATTCCAAAACGACGGTGGAGAACTCCGATTTAGGTCTGCTCTACCAAGAACTCAGTAGCGTGGAAGTATCCATAAACAACATAATGAAAGCTATTGAGGCAGGTATATTCTCGGAGACAACAGCAAGCCGATTGAAAGAACTTGAAGCAGAGCAAAAGAAAATCAAGGGTAAGATAGTCGACGCAAAAGAAACTGCGATTGAATTATCCAAGGACGATATCCTTGCAGGCTTAATGCTTTTCCGAGATGGCGATTATGAAGACCAGCGTTTCTTGATGCATCTGTTTGACACATTCATCAAGGCAGTGTATGTTTATGATGACAATTTGAAAATCGTATTCTCTTTCACTGGAGACAATACGATTGTTATTCCTCTCGATGTTGAGAATACCAAGGAAGACACCACAGAGGAAGCACAGGGAGAGGTTCGTTTAAGCTCCCGTCTGGTCCACTCTAACCGTCTTAAACGAACCGCAAAACTATTGTTCTATAAAGGTGACTTTATGCTGATAGTTCCGTTCGATGAGAAGGTTTTAGACTAAACAATAAGAGAGGTGTTTTCACACACCTCTCTTTTTTGATGCTCCCTTTTCCGTAATATTCTTACGGGCATGTGGAATAATCTTCCGTTTTCGCTCAAATTGTCATGACAAGCGTAAAATATGCGGAAAGGAGCAAAGCAATGATTAGAATCCTATTGTCCACTCGTCTCGGCGAAAGGCGTTGGACACAATCAGATTTGGCCAGGAAGACCGGCATCAGAGCAGCAACAATCAATGAACTGTATCATGAAATGGTCGAAAGGGTCAATCTCGAACACCTCGATTTGATTTGCGAGGCACTTGACTGTGATGTGTCCGACATTCTTGTAAGAGAGAATGATGATGCATCAAAACATCTGCCAAAACCTAAGAAGTGATTCGAAAAGAGCCTTGGGGAATTATCCCCAGGGCTCCTTTTTATTCCTCGACATATTCTATTAAATCACCTGGCTGACAATTAAGTAATCTGCAGATAATGTCCAGTGCCGCCCATGATGGCAAGCCTCCTGACCTTATCTTCTGTATCATCTGCTGACCAAGTATCTTGTCATGTCCTAACTTATATGTGGAATATCCACGCTCTTTCAGTTCCTCAAGTACGTTTTTCTTATATTTGATCATATCTGTGACACCTCCGTTTCTTGCCTATTATAGTACCATATATACACCCGTTTTCATAGTACAATATGCACTGAAAATAAGTTTATATCTTGTGAACTATTCCTATATCAAGGGGATGTCTCCGTTGGTACTATGGTTATACAAGAACAGAAAAGAAACGAGCTGCTACCAACAGCTAAAACAAATTTCCATCTAAGAAAGGATGTATACCATGACTACTATTAAAGAACAGACATTTGGAGTTGAAATCGAGCTTACAGGAATTACAAGAGAGAAAGCTTCACAGCTTATCGCTGATTACTTCCACACAACATCACGCTATGTTGGACAGGGATATGCAAAATATATCGCAACTGATAGACAGAACCGCAAGTGGTCATGCATGAGCGACGGTTCAATAATAACAACTCGCAAGGTTGGAAACAGAACTGTATCTGCAAACAGAGATTACTCTTGTGAAGTAGTTACACCAATCCTCAACTACTCAGATCTAAATGATTTGCAGGAAATCGTTAGAATTCTCCGAGAGAATGGAGCTGTTGCAAACAATAGCACCGGAATACACGTTCATGTTGGTGCTGATCAGCATACTCCAGAGAGTCTGACAAGACTCATGATGTTCGCTATAGGACGTCAGGATTTATTCTACGAAGCCTTACAGATTGGCGATAGAGAGTTCAGATGGTGCAAGAAAATGAATGCCGACCTCATGAACGCTATGAGAAACGCTGTTAAAGGCGGAAACGTCACAATGGATGACCTAAAGAGCATCTGGTACAGCTCCATCAACGATGGATACAGTGGAGGTCTTAGAATTTGGAGCGAGCACTACAACAATACTCGCTACCATGGAATCAATCTCCACAGCTTCTTCACCGGTAAAGGAATAGAGTTCCGCTTATTCAATGGAACTACACACGCCGGAAAGATTAAGAGCTATGTACAGTTCTGTTTAGCAATGAATACATGGTCAATCAACTGTGAGAAAGACAGCCTTTTCTTCAAGAAGACCACAAGCCTCACAAAAGAGCAGAAAAGAAAGCTCATGAACAATATGTTAAAGAACCGCCTCGGAATGAGAGGACCTGAGTTCAAGACAGCAAGAATGTTTCTCACAGAAGCATTCAAGGATGTTGTAGAGATAGCCGCTTAATATGATAACTGCTGGCCTAACGGCATGACGGGGAGAAAGGATAATCATGAAAAAATACAGAATTATTTACCGCAGTCGCTACTATAGCTGTGATACAGATAGATGCACCGTATTGGCACCGTCAAAGAAGTGGATACGTGATAACTGGCATAGCTTGATGCATACAGATGAATACAGAATCGTTAAGATTGAGGAGGTTTAATATGAAATTATATATCGCATACGGAAGTAACATGAATGTTGGCCAGATGGCTTATCGCTGTCCAGGAGCAGAGATCTCCGGACAATCTGTAATAGAAAATTACAAGCTTGTATTCCGCAGAGGCGTGGCCAACATTGAACCATGCCAAGGATGCTCGGTGCCTATCGTCCTGTGGCGAATAACCAAAGCTGATGAAATATCCCTAGACAGATACGAGGGATATCCTCGCTTTTATGTAAAGCAGGATTTCACCGTTAAGCACAAAGGCAGGCGTGTAAAGGCTATGGCCTATGTAATGTCTCAGCCTTTTCAAGTCTCAGAACCATCAGAGTTCTATGTCGATACAATAATGGAGGGTTATGAGTATTTCGGTATTGATCATACAGAACTGCTGAAAGCCGCTGAGCTTGCAGGATATACCCCTTCCGGCGTCTCCAACATTTTCAAGCTTCGGTAATATACCGAATACGGAAAAGGCTCTGAATGAGCCAAAATAAGCACTAAAAAAGACCGGAGGTATCGTATAGGTACATCCGGTCTTTTCTGATTATTGATTACGTGAGGATCCTTTGACTCCATGAGTTAAAAAATCCATCAGTTGATTCGTTTTCTTTTCAAGATTAACATCATCGGGCAGCTGCCTGCCCAAGGCCTGCATTGTAGCGATCTGGCCATCAATTAATACCTCAATAGCATCGTTAATATGAGTAGTCGTTTTTTGAACATTGGTAAGCTCATTCTCCATATGTTCAAACTTTTTATTGGCATCAAGTATCCATTCGTCGACACCTTCTAATCTTGTTTTATCTTTATCTAGATATCTAAGACACTTATCAACCTTTTCCTCTGTTTGAGCAATCCTTTTTTCGTGATCTTCAATCCTTGCATTCTGTATCAGCTCAGGTTCCTGTACCTTTGTGAATATCTCCTTCCAAGATCTGAGTGAGTTCTGCAGAACCGGACCTGATTTAAGTAGCAGCCAACAGATACCGATTATGGCTATTATCAGCTGTAAAGGTGACAGTTCTATAGGTTTGTCTAAGTTAGTAATCTGGATTCCCATCAGGACCATCTCATTCCCTCCCCCAATAAAAAAAGCATGGCCATGAGGTCATGCTACAAACAAGATTCATACTCTCGTATTTCTTTTAATCTTTCCGGATCCTTTGTAAGAACAAAGTTGTTAAGTATCTTTTCCTTAAGCTGTGAGCTGTCGGTATGCTTCATCAATCCGAGATACGACATTACTACTGAATTACAGTAATCAAAAGACAGTTCCCCTCTGGAGTAATGCTCCATGATGTACCTTAGATGCTGTTTCATCTGCAGAGATGTCTTTCTCCGGAGTTCTATCTTTTCAACAGATACTTTACGACCAACAAACTCAACCTTTTTCCCGAGTGGAATAACAGCTGTTTTATTGTTAAGCTGTAATCCTAAACGCTCGTTTAAGAAGTTGTCGATCTCATCAAGAGCTTCCCACGTTTCAGCCTTGCTCGGACACATGATAATCATGTCATCCATGTACCTCGCATAATAAGGCACCATCAGAACCCTTTTGATAAAGTGATCAAGAGGTGTCATGACTACATTTGCAGTAGTCTGAGATATCAGTGAACCGACATGCATTCCTATCCCGGATATCAGCTCTGCCTGAGTTAAATCGTAGCAGTCAAGAGGCAACCCAAAAGGCCTACCGTCACATCGGATAGCTGTCTCCAAGAACCACATCATATCCGGATCATTAAGTGGTCTCCCCAATTCCCGGAGCTGTATTTCCAAAGGAATACGAAAGAAGAATTTAGCAACATCCGCCTTACCGATATACCAGTCACAGGAATAATCACTGCAGCTTGATACTATCTTCATCCATTTCTGAACCTGTTCAACCGCCTTTACGGTACCCTTGTTAGGTATGGAACCATACGAATGCTCATAAAATGACTTGGAATAAATTGGCCACAACTGCTTATAGGCAGCACAATTTACTACTCTGTCCCCAAAAGGCAGCGAATGTATGAGTCTTAATTTGGGATAGTATTCATAGAATGGATGAGGTTTTCCTGTTTTATAGATATGCCATTGAAGGCGGTTCATATCATTTATGATATTTTCCTCCAGGTTAGAAGAATATAGGAGTACACCATCTTTTGTACGCTTGGTTTTACGTGCCAAAAGATACCCGTCGTAAAGATTATCGAACGTCGCAAAACGTTCAAAGATTCCTGAGTGCTTTTCCATATATTCCCTATCTCCCCGAGTATGCTTTTCGCAAGTGCCATTATCTGAGATATGGGATCACTGGCTTACGCATGATTTATTTACCGTCCATACATAGAACGAAGAGACAGACCCCTTATCAATCCCCTGTACTGGAAGCATAGCCGTAACCATGCAGCATCTGACTTGAAGGATAAGCGAGGCGGAACCCGATGTTCGTGTTCGAGTTCGAACGAGGGTTGTTACCGTTGAAGGAAGGGAACCCGTTAGCAGAGTTGTTGTAGCTGCCGCCACGATAAACACAGCGTTTCGGCCTATCCCTTATGTTGATTGGACGGATAATTGACGGTCTTTATCCATCCACCTAACATCTTACCAATCTCCACAACTTTACCGCTCCATACCTCATATACATGCATATTGATGAAATTGAGGTTAAAGGATAGCCGTATAAAAGCTTTTAACTTCGCTACGGCTATATCCATTTCCTGTAAAGTTGTTTTCTTTGTGTATTTCTTTTCGGCTTCTATGCAATGTTCGAGAAGGCTGTCTTCAATCCGCTTAATGTCTGCACACAAAGCGAATTTCTCAGACTTTGGGAAATTCTTCATAACGATATAAGAATATTCGATCATATCCATGATCTTTTGCTCTAATAATAGACCATCTCTTTTCTCGTCTGTCATCCCCCTTATGAACCCCCTTTCGAACAAGTCGAATTTTACACAAAAAATATTCGATTGTGTGAAAAAGGAATATTATTACGGAATCCGTAATACTGAAATTTCAAAAATCGGCTCCGCCTTACGGCGGAGAAAAGACTTTTGGGAGATGCATCCTTATCAGGATGCTTTCAGTACACAGTTAAACAGTTGGCAGTTTTGCATAGGCGAGGCGGAACCCGATGATCGAGTTCGAGT